TCATATTGATGTCACATCGTCAATTTCCTCGGCTGTTAAGTATCCCGACAGGTCTATACTTCCACCTCCTCCTGTCGTACCTGTGGCACTCCATGTGCCTTTTGTTTTGCATTGATAGATTGGTCCCGGTATGGTATCACCTACTACAGCCCAATCACCTACAACCGGGGATGGTATAGCAGCCTTCAACGCCTCGATAGTAGGATATAGCCCCTTGCTGCGGGTGCTGCTTAATTTTATTTTTTCGACTTCAGTGGAAGTCTTGCTAAAATTACTGTTGATTCGGTCGGCAGCATCAGACCAAGTACCTGTTTTAATGACTGTATTGAGTTCCATATTATTTCTTCACCTTTAAAATCCCATTAGTTATAATACCTTCCACCGTCTCATAATCCACATAGACTTGTCCGGTACCGACATCATCCTTACCGGGCCAATGACTGCAACTTATATCCGCCACATACTTAGACACGCTTACCCCATTATATACCGATTTCATCCCTACCAATAATGTTTCACCTTTAGATCCATAAAACGAGACGTTGTTGGGATTTAACAGGATATCCGTTTTTTCAACATGATTCTGTATTCTGATACGCTCCGGATATACAGTCGTTTCGAGTGCCAGTTGATCATTGACATACTTCCGCAAGATGAGATCGCCATATTCCCATTCGTCCGATGATTTGTCAAACCTTAAGATCAAGGTGGCGTGTCCTTCTGCCGTGTACATTTCCAGCGTATTCTTTTCCGGATCAATGACAATTCGCTTCCCATCTACAGAGGTCTCAACCCTTCCACGGAAAAAGCCTCCTAATGCATAGACATATCCTTTTAAAAATACATCACCGCCATGCGTGGCAACAAAATTTGCCATATTCGCCCACTCCGCATCAGTAGGCTGGTAATTGGGGTCGTTACGGAACTTCATTACGGTCATAATAGCCTGTTCAAGTTTGCCACCCGCCCAAAACGCCACATCATCATCATCATTGTATATGCCACTCACTCCGGCAGTAACCTTCTGCATCTTGCCATCCTTGTAATTACCCAATTGGATCATGTTGGCTAAAATCAGACCACCAAGGATATCCACAGATCCATCTTTAATCGCACTGGCAATATAGTTGATAGCCTGAAAACCTGCCATGGACTTATCATTATCCAAGATGGATGGCTTCCAGTCTGTGGCAATGGTCCCACGCTCTAGCTGAATATCACAAACGGTTGCGGTACCGCTAAGCATAAACACACCTGTACCATTGAAGGTGAATTTAAACGTGTACCTCTGATAACCGGATGCAAGAGATTGAGTTGTGCTGAAATCGCCACACGAAACAGCCACTGATGCACCTTTTGCTTTAAATGATATAACATAACTTTCTCCTTTAATTAAGGCCACCGATTGTGACAGGCTGCCGATTGCGGCGGAATACCCGGAACCGGCATCATTATCGGCGGATACGGTAGCTACACCTGTCCAATACTTTAATTGCTTGCTATATAGTTCCTTGTCAGGCATAAGCTCATCGGAAGAAGACAGTTGCTCACTCTCATAGTCACCGGTGAATCCGCTATTCCGTAACAGGTTTACCGACCCTAGATGCACGGCATTATATATCTCATCGGGAAGGTCGGTCAGATTGGCGGAACCGGTGGAACCCGGCTGTAAATTCATACGCCCGGTTAAGAGGTTATCTCCAGGCTTAATCCTTGTATATTCTTCCGGCAAGACAAAACTGTTAATGCCTACATATTGCTTGATATACGGTGAGCCTTCACCGGCACCTGCCAATATCTGCGCGTTCTGCCTGTTCGGATCATCCGTACCTTGGTACCCTAACTGCACAATATCATCACCGACCAAAGGAGCATCACTTTCAGCGGCACATATATCCTTAGACAAGTCGATATAATCCGTACCTACAGCAACCACCAATCGCCATAAGAAGTGATTACCAAGCGTCCCGTCCGATTGTTTTTGCAGGTTAAACGTCTCAACCAAAGCTTGGTCCTTTACCTTAAACTGATTGTATATGATCCTTCCTTCCGCATCCTTAGTCCGCATGTAGCATCGCCAGTAATCTCCCAAGTCTTCCACTTTGATACAGGACATTCCGGCAGCGGTCTCCATCAGTTTGCCACCGATATGGGTGGTTTTCTGCACTTCTATTTCTTCGGCTGTCAGCTTCCTGCGGAAATGGGCATAATCAAGCTCCAAATGCCATGCACCCTGCTCATCCTGCCATAACCCCGCTCCTGTAGATCCTTGCTGAAAATTTCCTCCGTACCATCCTTTCAAAAATGTTATGAACTCACCGGCAGTGTCGGGCTTGTCCTTCCTAATGAAATGGTCAAGAACAAACAGCCCTGTAAGGATGTCATCGTCTGTAATATCCTCATCTTCCGCCTCTGTTCCCAAGATACGCTTTAAATCATGCCCACTAATCTTAATTCCCTTGAGGAAATTAATCACCCCCTTCGCTTCGTCATCTGACACGGAAGACAGAAACCAATCGGACAATTCTTCTATATCACTGCTACCTCCGCCTGAAGTAACCGTAACCGTCCTTGACGCGCACTTTCCGTCACGTTCTCTCGGAACGATTCTGTTTGTTATTCTTATTTCTGACTTAATTCCCATTTTCTACCATCGATAATTGAATATTATTCCGCTCATAGTCCCATACACCGCTTAGCAGCATGAATCTCTTATTAACCGCTGATTTGTCATACAACCGGGTAAACGGATGGATAGAACCATCGTTTTTTATTACCTGCGTTAACTTGATTTGGGTTGCCTTATAGCGGTTAATCACCCTTCGGATGAAGGCTTCTTCGGGTCTGACAAGTTTATCCTCGATGACGGAATACAGGTTATCCGTTAAGAAGTCATTTCCCAACAGTGCCTTGCTATAGGAAGCCCCGTCCGCATTATAAGAGCTTATGCCGAACTCAACTTCGTCAAGTTCGGACATGAACTTATCGTTGACCACGTTCTCATACAAGCGGTCACCGTCTTCGCCTTCATCGATGATTCCGTCTTTCTTCTTGTAGTCAAATCGGAAGTCCTTTAAAACGGCACCGTATGCGATAAAACCGACTTCCTGAGCGACCCTCTGCCTGCGACAGTACATCGTGAATTCCAATTCTCCGATAATCGGTACGTCCGATGGAAGAGTGATGATGTGCCCGGACAGTCCGCTATATGGCATATCGGGCGTTTTCGTGCTCTTCACATTCGCCCAGTTCTTGATATTGTCCGTCTCGAAAACGATTTCAAACCGGACGAATGAGGATTGCCATCCACTGCCGTTCCAATACTTATCCCCGATCTTAAGGGAGCATGCGTAAGGAATATTGGCAGAGATATTCATATCACCGTCATAGATATAGTTCATGCGGCTGTCGGAGGGGAAACGCATGCTTCCCGATATGCCGATGGCACCGTCCTTCCAGACCGCATTAGGACCCCTCATCGTAAAGGCAGGCAGGGTTTCCTTCTGGTATTCGTCAAAAACCATCACGCCATCTACCGTAGCAGACCGCATCTGGATACTGTCAGCCCAATTATAATCCCCCGGCGGGTCTCCGCCACCGGTGAACAACGCTTCCTTCATCAGGACAGCCCCGAATATGTTATCGTTAATATTAGTACTCAGTATGGTTTCGTGGCGGTTCTGATCGTAGTAATACATTTTCCATTCCTTGGGTTTCAGAAACCTCTTGATGTCATACTTATCCTTATCGCTGTAACTCGAACCGCCCGCCCATTCCAGGCTATCGTAGTCCTCATTAACCACCAAGTCTTCAAACACATTGTTGACGGCTTTAACAGTAACTTTATTATAGCCCGGCAAAACGTCAATGGTGTTGTCACTGCCGGCGAAGCCGATATCCTGCAATGTGGCATCATTCACCGACACCATTGCATAAGATGTCAATGCCTCGTTATACTTGCGATACTGACCGGTATAGTCCGCATCGATGATATACAGGCTGCCTTCGTAATCATACAGCGTCCATGAAAAGAACTGCATAAGATAGGTCAATACTTCATCCAGCATCAATTCGTCTGAGGTAAAGTTCTCTTCCGCGAATCTGAGTTTATCCAATACGTTCTCACCCGAAGAATAAGCAGCGGAAGATGATGCATACACATAAGGGATATATACGGACTCATAGCCACCATGGGCGGAAGATATAAGGTATCTTAGCAACTCCATTGCGGTGATGAATCCCGACTCTGTCTGCTGCTCATACTTAATGTTTTCAAGTGTGGCTATGGCACTGGCGCAGTCAACGCTTATGTTGTCAATGGTTGGCAGATAGGGTTGTGTAAACTGTTCCGGAGTGATATATCCTGTCCATGTCAACACGCCATTCTTATATAACTTTACCGAAGCATACTGACTATTTACGCTAAACAGATCCAGTAACAAATTCTTATCAAGAATATTAATCGTAGCGGTTGACGTGCGGACAGGTTGGTAAATAAAACCTTCATCATCCCCCGTCACGACAAAAGCAGATGGTGCGCCACGCAACTCTGATACAGTGCCGGAATATCCATCTATATATATTCTTACCTCATAAGAATTGTTGCGAAAATCTTTAAAAGGTATTGTGTATCTCTGTCCCATATTACCATTTTATGTTCTCTGATTTCATGTAATTCCGAATAGCTATATACATAGCCTTCCCTCGCACCTTGATCTCTCCATCTACCTTTACATTCCCACCCAAATTACCGCTGTTAATCATTTGGAACAATCTCCCTTGCTGAGATTGATTCAATATCATCTCTCCACTGTTAACACGAGCAATCATCTTGTCTCCAAAGAAAGAGGAACCTCCAATAATACCACCATCCGCGAATTTGGGAAGCGAACTAAAAATCCCGGCAATTGTACTAACTACCGTAGCTATTGCTGCCAAATTAGCCGGAAAAGGTAATGCAGCTGCATTTGCCACACCGTTGGCCACAGCCAACGAATTCAAAGAAATAATCATCTGCGCTATAGATGAAAAGGTTTCCGTAATAAAACCAACTGTCTGATTGCCTGATGCCTGAGCTATAGAGTTAACATCTTCCATCGCATATCCTATTCCCTGGATGGTTTTAGTATATTCTTCCGCTTTTTTTATCTGAGCGTCCTTTAAAGGGTCCTGTATTTCGTCTACAATATCTATCTTGTCCAAATCAACCTCGATGGGTACGATTTTTATCTTCGCGCCTAACTCTATCTTCTCCCGTAAGACATTGCGCGGGCCTTTAGCCAAGGCCTTGGCTTCTTCATTCGCCCAACCTTCCGCGTTGAATGCAGCCAATTGTAACTCAGTCGGTTTTTTCTTTTTCTTGGCACCTGTAGCCGTTTCTTTATTTAGCGACTTCTGAACATTGTTAACCCCTTCTAATTTCTGTCTCTCTTTTTCAATATAATCCAAAATTTCATCGCGTATCTGCTTTTCATTCCTAGCTAACATATATACCTCTTTTGACTGCTCGTATGCCTGTTTATCCCGACTATCCCCCGTCTCATCATACATCGACATAGCTTCTTCATAGGCTTGTTTTTTTTCTTCTAACGATTCTGCCCTCTTATACAGATTCTTAACCAAACTTTCTTCCCAATCCAACGCATCCTTTCTACTCATTCCCCCTTTCTCTAATTCGTTTATATCATCAATCGCATTTTGCACTTTTTCAGTTCTAAATGCTTTTTGCCCACTCTTATAGCTTTCCTCATCCAATGCTTGCAACGAAGAAAACGCAGCTCGCGCACCTTCTACTATTTTTGTCAGATAATCTACCACTGTTTTCAAGGTACCTGAAGAATCATTCATCGTTAGGATAAAGCCTTCCCATGTTGACTGCAATGCTGCAACAGATCCCGCTAGATTGTCATTATTTATCCTTTGTTGCTCTAGCGCAGTATTGGTATCTGTTATCCCACTTGCCAGCTCAATGAACTTATCTTTTTCCGAGACCAAAGCCAATGCTGCGGTTACACTCTCCTTACCAAACATCTTCGTCAATTCAGTAGCATCCAACTGTTTAGCAGAAAGATTGTCCAAAGCATTAGATAACCCGACTACCGAAGGCCGTAAGTTCATCTCTGTACTACTTTCCAATGTCAGGAATATATTCCTTAAATTAGTCCCCGCACTTCCTGCATCTGTTATTTTGGGAGCAATCGCTTCGATTGCTGCTACCAGCTCGTTGAATTGTATTCCCACGGAAGATGCGGCACCTCCTGCATTTTCTATTGCTCTGTTTAAGTAAGGTATATCAGCGGAGCCCTGTTGCGAAGCAGCAGCCAATATATTGATATATTCAGAGGCCTGGCTAGAAGACGCCCCCATCTGATTTAATGCTCCCGTTAACGCCTTGGCAGCATCAGGCACGTCTATCTCAGCAGCCTCAGCCAGCACAATAGCACTTTCTGTTACAGAAGATAATGCTTCCTTATTCTTCAGCAGTTCCGGCATCTGAGAGCCTATCAATTTAAACGCGTCCACTACTTGAGACGCTGTTTGTGTAGTCGAACTGCCCAACCGAATAGCCTCATCTTTAAAAAACGTAAGTTCTTGTGCTGTTACTCCTGTTAATGAGCGCAATGATGATAACGATTTTTCAAACTCCATTGACGCCTTGACAGCATCCCCAATTGCAACCGATATCCCGGCAAAAGCAGCAAATCCACTCAATGCGGGCCCTATCTTCCCAGCCATAGCAGTTATACCTTTTTCAAAGGTCCCTATCTCTCCTTTTGCTTTTTTTATATTCTTGTCAAAATCGGAGATATTTAGTAACAACCTTACAATCGCATCACTTGCCATATTCCATAGTTTTTGCTCTTTCCCTTAATTCATTCAATTCACTCTCATTAATTTCTTCCGGCTCTTCTTCTATATCCCATGGGAATGGAAGAAGAGTTTTAGGTGTAAGGTGATCTCTCGAGTTCACCTGCACAACAGCGTACATCAACATTCTCGTTCGCTCCCACGCTTCTTGCTCCTTCCGAAACATACCTCTTATGAATACCGCGCACTCATTCAAGGTCATATTGTCAAAAAAGTATTCAGGGGATACCCCACCTCTTCCGACTACTTCTTCATAAAGCCTTATAATACTTACCCCTGTTTCTTCCTCTTTACTTTTTTTTTATCCGGCTTATATTCAGCCATCCTTCTCACGCGCTCGTTTTCTTCTTCTAACACAGAAACGAACTCTTGAAAAATGGAAGGATCGCTATCACATGCATCAATTATATCTTCAAAATTTAAAGAAAAGCCCTTATTATTAGCGATTAGCATTGTAAAGAGTAGAATATAGCTGTTTATAGCTTTATCACCAGAATACGGCTCTCCCTTCAGCTCTTCGTATATGAATAAAGCGCGTAGAGTATATCTTAAGTTATACTCTACACCTTTGATAGTCACTGTTCTCATCATTCAACTTCCTTTTCGTTAACCTTTTCCAGAACTGATGGGACCACGGGCGATTTTAAAGCATAACCTTCTGCTCCGGTTTTCTTATCAAGTTTTCCTTGTCCTCTAAGACTAACCGTCATGGAGGAATTACTTCCCTTGGCATCCGTGCGTTCCAACGTAGTAATCAATGCCTTGCCCGAATAGTATATTTGGCTCTGCTTGGTGGCAGGAGAACTCCATCCTTGTTCCGGGACCCCATCATTGCTCAGATTGGCGGGGATACCCAATACAACATCCACAGGTTCACCGGCAATAAACTTATCATACATCGTATCAAAACTCTCTACTTCGGGATCTGCACTAACCAATGCTTCTGTCGATGCCTCCCATGACATCTTTGTGACCACACTCTCATCCCACATACCATCATCCTTGCTAGCCGCATCGGACGTTTCGGCTGATAAGGTTAGTTTATGGCTGGTGCTCAACGCTGTAGCCTTACCACCCATAAAAATCATAAAATCCTTACCATTCAATACTTTTGCTTTTGCCATATTACTATTAATTTATCGTTAAAAATCAATCGTTTTAAAATTCAAAGTCAGTCTTACCACGTATGCCGGTAAGTCTGCATCATAGTTTTTACTCCATGATTCCAAATTACACTCTGTCACTTCGAAGTCATCGTACCTTGCTAACTTGCCTTCCAGTACATAACGTGTCTTATTTGCCACAGTAACCGCCTCATTGTAGTTTTTCGCTACTATGGCAATATTGCAGCTCGCATTGTCTTCACATGTACCATCTTTCGTTGTCTCCGGTCCTGAACCGTAGTCCTCAAACATGATAAACGGATAATTGGAGCCTTCCGGGATAACTATCGGGTAGATCCGATCACCTACACTTTTTACAATTTCCGGATCTGCACTTAACTGTTTAACTATATGTTTACTTATCAATATGCTCATTTTCCTTCGCTTACTTCTGTTATTAATCGCAACACCCTGTCGGAAATCCTTTCAGACGCACGCCTCATCGATTCTTCAGCCACACCAAAGAAGTTCCTAGCCGCTATCGCTCCCCTATAGGCAGTACGATTGTTTTTGCTCCTGGACTTTTTAAAGGCATGTCTGCCTTCTGTTCCATCGTTTATAAATCTCAGGATAAAAGCCCTGTCACGCCCACGATAAGAATTTATCCGGGCAGTATCCTTGCTGACCGACCGATTTCTCTTAATGCCTGACCTGCCACCTCGTGGCGGATTGTATTCCTTAACCGACTTCGCACTTCCCTTGCGGTTAAACAGGCTGACATTAGCACCTGTGGCGTTTTTGTAAACCATAGTTTTTACGCCTATCTTGGCGTTTCTTGGATCGGACTTCATGGCTCCTTTCGCTGCGGCAATCACGTCCTTTCGGACCGGGGCAATTTCCTGCCTTATAATCTTACGGACATCCTTCTTTTTCACTACATTATCAAAAAGCATACGGTCAAGCATCCTCATTACCTCATCCCCATCAAATTGTAAGGCAACACCGGATTTTCTTGCACCATTTGCATTGTATAAGAGTCGTTTATTTAAACCCATAACCAAAGATTAATACCGGCTTGGATAAGCCGGTATTAATTATTACTAAACCGCTGTATTTTTATACAGCGCGAATGCTTCCTTGCGCAAGGTAGTGAGGCTCCAATCCGTATTAATCGTAAACACCACAACATCCTTCTTCGATTTAGTATACGGATCTACGATTAATCTTACTTCTCCATGCTGATTCGCTGCCAAATAGCCGAAGCATCCAGCCGCAACATACTCCTCATTGGCTTTCTCTTTGTCCGACCCATAATTAATGTATTGTGTACAATATACCGGGTACCCACCGATCGTGTTGTTTTCAACGACCATCCTGCCACTTCCTGCGTCAATTGGAGTTGCTTCCAGTGCTGCTTTCATTGCTTCACTCATGACAAAGCAAAAACCTACCATTTCCACTCCTGTTGTTGCTACCGCTCCCTTCATCGCGATTAGCTCCTTGTAAGTCGGCACAGCACCGGCGAACGCACCTGTAGCCTTCGCGCCTGCGAAGGGACCGTGAAGATCGCTTGTAAAATTCTGATGGGAGAAAGTTACACGATTTAGTGTCCTTCGCACTCCTGCCTGTAATTGACCTTGCACCAACGATACTAAATCTGTGTAATTATCAGTAATCGCCTGATTAGATATTTCCGTCGATATACCTAAGCGTACCCGCTTAGCCGCGATCTTGCTAAAATCTATAGTTTGGTCTGTTAAATCTTCTGTTTCCCCTTGGATTTCTGCTTCGATAGACCCCATTACAGGCCATTGGATATTCCCGCTTACCCCTGTCTGCACCGGAATACCGACCTTGTCAAAAATAAGCCCCATCTCCAAGGGAGGAAGGATATCCTTAATAGTTAATGGAATCATGCCGCCGGCTTCAATGGAAGCTGTATTCAACCCTGTAAATTCACGCTCTAAAACGAAATCACTTGGTATCCCTGCATTCTTCACCGATCGAAGACACTCTCTAAGCAGTTGCTCCTTGCTTTTTTCTTCTCTTTTTTCTGACTTCTGCATGTTTGTCAGATCGAAATTCATCTGAATTTCGCGAGAATGTTTGTTAAAATCATTCTTCAGAGATTGATACTCAATGTTTTCATCGGGTGACAAGTCACGTTTTTCAGCCTTAGCCTTATCGATCAACTCATTCATGCGGATATTGACGGCCTCTCTCTTCTCCAATAGAGAATTTCTTTCCGCCAAAAGTTCCTGTACTGTTTTCTTTCCTGATTTCATAATTATAAAATATTACATGTGTTTAAAATAACTTCTCTCTCTATCCGGTCTATTTCCTCAACCTTCCTGCCAATAGTGGATACAGGCGTTCTTTCCCTTAACTTTATCCCGGTTGACTCTATCTCACGAGCGGTCACACTGGTTTGCGTATATGCCGGATCACTTGCTATAGTCATTTCAAAAACCGCATCCAAGCGGTTAACATGACGCAATAAGATACCATCCTTATCCTTGGTGTACCTCACAGAGCTTGATTCATCCGACCAGTAAGTAAATGAGGAGCCAGCAAGATCGCCACGCTTTACCAATTCCAATGCCGTATTACCATCCGGGGTATCAGGAGCTGCAAATTCATACTTTACACCTGTCTCATCAACGCTTAATTTCAAAGAGCCTTCACCCATGTTCGATCGAGCCAACAGCCTCTCCCGATTGTGCCATAAGGTCATCTTGATATCCATACCCTTTAGATCTTCTTCCGTAATGGCACCGGGTTCTATAATTTCCCTATAATCCTCCCAGTAATCCACCAGTAACCGGCTCTCTACCCCAAAAACTATCGCATACCCTTCTATTATCCTTTCATTAGGAGCCTCATCGGAGGCTTCTCTAATATGAGGTTGGAATCTGCCTCCAACCATGCATCTTATTTCCCTTTTTTGCTTGTTTTCCATCTTAATGCCTTTTTTAAATCATCCTATTAGTTCCTCTATAGGAGACCGCCCTATAGGAGACCGCCACATCAGCCCTTTTTATATACTTTTGATACCCTGTTTCAGGTTACTCGATTTATTCATTTTCGTCCAAAACCGAAGCAACAATAGTAATACTGCCATCTCTCCTGGAGCGATTAAGGCTATCTATTGCATAAGTCTTATCATCCCACCTTAAACGGCATCTATCATGGATTATACTATTATTCCTCATTGTTACGGATACAGTTCGCGAAAGCCATGATTCGCCCATAGTTAATACATTCGCGCCCCTTTGAAAATGGACAGCAGCCCAAACGGTAGCCTTCTTTGTAAAAACAACCACCTGTTCTCCCATATCGCCTCTTGTAACGATAGGCACCATTATATCTACTCTTTCTGTCAAACTTCCTGCGGTCAACATATTCTATTCTCTATCTGAAAGTTTTACGAATGGCTTTACCAACACCGACACGGAAAAAGGAACGGGGTTTTGAGACACAGCTGCAACAGGTTCTCTGTTCCGGTGAAAATGTGCCGCCAACATTAATATCGCTAATTTTAATCTGACGGGGAAACCACGCCCCTCCCATGCCGAAAGCTCTTCATAAGATCTTCGCGTCATGTCAATGACAACATCTTCCGCTGCAATACCGTATGTTGTAATGATAGCATCCTCATCCCCGAAATCCTCATGCATCTGCAATTTGAGTTCTTCCAATGTCACTACTCTTAACTCATCATTCATCATCTTCTTCCTCCTTTTTTTTCACATCGCTCGTCTGTATCGCATTACTACCCTCCTTGCTTAACTTAGCACTGCCTAAAACAGCAAGATTTGTGCTTAAGTAAACTTCGTCACCCTTCTCTACAGGCTCCTTGTCATTCTCTCTTCTTATATCATTAACGGTTGCTTGGCCCGTCCCCAGTCGTGACAGGTTAGCCTTGCCTCTACTGTCAACATCCAAGGCATAGAGGCTGGAAAGATTAAACGAAAATTTATAATCCATATATGTATTTACACTCAGCATTTTAGCCGTAAATTCTCTCTCTATTTCTGTGATTATGGGCTGCAATGCCTCTGTATAAAAACCCACATTCGACATTTCAACACTCTTGTAGTTGGCATTAGTATCATCCATCAGTTTGCTTGGAGGCACATTGAAGGCTCTTGCTATATCACGGAGATTCAGCTTCACCATTTCCAAGAATTGCATATCGGAAGATGACATACTGATTGGAGTCAGGGTGCCATCACCCCTTACAACCAAAATGTCTTCACCCTTGTTGATGTCCTCCTGTAGATCCTGGCCTTGTTTATCAAGCTCTCTATCCTGATATTCACCGAATCCCTTCACGCTGGTATTGTTTTGCAGGATTGCCTTTAGCCGCCCTCCTGTGGCAAACCTCTTCAGGGTTTCATTATTGGCAGTTGTGGCTATACTTAATGTATCCTTGATATAGGATACCGTAGACCTACCCATATAACCTCCATCCATGCACATGTTCTTAAAGTGGAGGATTTCCGATGCCGGGAATGTCCCGCTTATACCGTTAACCAAGTCACTTACCGTGTAGGTATTGGAGTAGACATCATACACAACAGAGCCGGGGGAACATAAAAAAAGAGACTCCACCTCTCCGGTAACAGCCCTCTTAGGGTATATATACGCATTACCCTTAAGCAGCATCATTGCAACGAGATACTTCATCATTGTAAATGAATTCATTCTGTCGTTCGGGCGAACACTCAATAGATAATTTACCCTTGCACCATACCCATTGTCGTAAATTTTAAAATAATTTTTAGCCCTATCACGCCTCTTATATTGCAGCGTAAGGGTAGCTACGGCACCGGATATAAGATTCACAGCCCTATATACGGCTGCAATACGCATTGCCGATTCATCTGTGTTGGCATAAATTATATTACTCTTAAAATTGCCGGTCGATACCGTAGTATTCTTCCCGGATGCCGCTTTTGCTTCTCGTCTGAAAAATCTGAAAAAGTTATCCATCGGTTTATCGAGCCTGTTTTAATATTATGACCACGGCTCATATACCCACGAATTAGCTGTAATAGGTTACTTTATTGCTCATAGTTATTAAAAAGCCAAAACGTCATTAAAGTAGCAATAGCCCCATCAATCTTCAAATTTTCCTTTCTTTTCAAAGGTTTTTTATTTCCCATCCTGTCTTCATCGAGATAGCAATTTCCAAAACAGTAGGATAATATAGGATTATTCGCCAAAGCGACTTTTGGCGGATTGGATTTTGCCGCCATCTCAAACGTTTCTACGGGCGAGGTAAATGCCCCATACGTCTGAGGGACTGCACGCAAAATCCTACTCGGGTCTGTACCGGTAGACGATATCGCAGCCGATAATGCATTCACCACCTCCTGGCTCTTGTATGCGTCATATCCTATCTGGCAGATACATAGCGACCTGTTACGCTTTAACACGTCTTCCACTATCATGGAGTCGCTTATAACAGCTCCCGGGCAAATCTTCAGATAGCCGGCATCCCTCCAATATTTGTACAACTCTTTGTTCGGATGGGTTTCCAAGGTTTCTTCCGGAATATAGCAATCAAGCCACACGAAGAATTTACGCAATTTCCTGCTATATATATTATAAGCGACAACGGAGAAGTCATCACTTACAGAAAGGTCCATAGCGACCATAGTTTCCGGCCGTCCATCTATTGAGTCAAGATCCAAATTAACGGAAAGGGAACGTGCTAAATTTTGGGAAATCCAAGTTTTTATGCCTCCTGACACGAATATATTTAAAAGCTTCGTCTTAAACTCTATCATCGCCTCTGCATCACGTTGGGCCTTAGCCCATCTTTGGGTATAATAACTTTCCTGGACCGTAATACCGATATGAGGATTGCACTTCTTCCACACAGCGGGGCACCCCATGCTTTCTTCATCCATCTCCCACGCATCGGGCTGGAAGATGCTGGCAAATTGAGAATCGTCATTATACTCACCCAATAATACCTTCTTCGCATTCTCCAGCTCCAATGCAAATGGACCATCCTCCACGCGGCTTGCGGTTGTAATTATGATCGTCAGAGGTTCACGTCTTGCACCCATAGATGATGTAAGGACCTGTAGCAATTCTGCACCATCCGAATGATCCTTCACATACTTCGCCTGAGCATATTCATCGAATATTACCAATGAGGCATTCAATCCGTCCTTGGTATCACCACCACCCGTCAAGCACTCTACAAACGATTCTCTTTCAAATTTATTCGGTTTCCAATTCAAAGTCTCCCGTGTCGCTTTAAAGTATTTCTTTTTCGGGTCCAACTGCCTGATTATCTTCGATATTTCCCCGAAGCAGATCTTCGCCTGCTTATAAGAGTTTGCAGCGGTATAAGCCTGCGCATTCACATCGCCAAACAACATCTCATTAACAGCCAATGATGCCGTGCCTGTAGTTTTCGAGAACTTTCTTGGTACAAAAAGTATCGCTTCGCGAACCAACCGCCGCAGTTCGTATTTTCTCTGGTCAAGCACGCGCTGATATTTACCTTCCAAATCATCCGGCTTCCCTGTTGCATCCCCCACATCTTCCCAATGGTAAAATCCTAATATCGAAGCAAATTGAAAGTACTGTATCGGAGTCAACTTATAACATCTTCGCCCATCCATCCCGGAGAATTTCAGCGACTCATACAATTTCACGAACCGCTTGACTTTAGAAGGACGGAAAACGTAATTATCCATCAACCGAAAGAACTTTAACAAGGCTAATATCTCATATAAATTATGATTTTCAGGGGAATTACACACTTGGGAAACATAAGTATGCAACCTCAGATCTATAGAATCAAGTTGATAACTCTCAATGTCTATACTGAGCAGCTTATCAACGAACCCTTGTTTAAAATCCTTCGCAGTTACGTTCTCATTCATCATTAATCATCTTCCTTATTAAGATGCTCCATTAGTCTTGACAACGGATCATCTTCCTTTATCTTGCCGGCTTCACCGCCCGGTTGAATCTCTTGATTCATCATCAACGATCTTAGATCTTTCCTAACCCTATCGGCATATCTCGCCATCAAAATGAACACCGGGTTTTCCTTCACCCGGTCACAATTTTCCCTACTTTTTTCAATAACAGTTAAAGTAGTTTCTTCCTTAAGAGCCTCATCGCGAATCCTACGAAAAACCAAAAGATCAGAAGCAAGTAGTTCTATCTGATAGCTCATTTCTTTTGAATATTTATCCCGCTCCTGGAGAATGCCCCTTATATACCTTTTTAAACTATCGATTTCGTTATTCGCTTTTTTTTTAGCCATATAGTTAAATATTTTAAGACTACCTACTTTTGCTGATTCCGACCCGTATTTTTGCAATCCCTATTTTACCCCCACAGAAAAAACGCAGAATCCTAAAAATCTCTCTGGGTAGGAGTAGAGGATTTGAGAAAAGTAGGGGCTTTTAAAAAAACTCCCCCCCCCTCGGTCATTCAAAATATTTTTTTGCAAATCGTTCTGCGTCCTTCCTTGAGCGTTCTTTAATATATTCTTTCGAATGCGAATGCATCATGGCATGAATGTTTGTATGACACTCATGACACAGCGATTTCAAATTATTATAATCAAACATCAATCGTCTCATGTCCTCCACATTGCTTCCGCTCTCGACAGGAACAACATGATGAACCTCAGACACAGGAGTTATAATCCCCTTTGAAAAACACTCTTCGCAAAATGGGTTATTCCCAATTTTCTTCTTCCTCAAGATGAGCCAATCTCTTGACTGGATCATCTTAATATAATTATAATCCTTGCTCATCATCAACACTTTTACTTCTTGTTTTTTTAGGGACCACACCATATTCAATCCTTGGCGATATGTGATTCAGCTCATTGCTAATCTCATTATGTAATTTATCTTCACCTGTTATCCCGCATTGCTCTATCAAGTCTGATATGATATCCTCATATCTACACTCTCCTATAGTACGGCCAATACCGTCTAATCGGGATGCTATAGATGGGAAAAGGAGCCTTACCACTGTTTCCAATGATGCACTATTCCTTGAGTTGGTATGTATATCATCCCCGTTTATCTTAATATTCCTTGCCACATATCCTTTTTTACCGATTTCGCTAAATATATATATCGAGCCTACCATCCTTAATGACTTCCTGCCTCTTGGCTTCGTTGATATAACTCTGTTCTTTTTGTTTTCGAAATCTTCAAAAACTTTTGACAATTCGTTCACGTATGATATATCTATATCTTCCGACACACCGTAATCAGGATTGACATATGACAAAAACGCAGTGAGTAGATATTGCATCACCTCATATCTACTTTTAAACTTATATTTTTTGACAATATCATCCAAACATGCAGCCGCTTCAGGAGACACCTTAGATTGGATACTTATATGTTTTAATTTCGATTTATCTTTCATAATCAATCTCCTTTCTCTTTTAAGTCATTAATTGCAATACCCCTAATACTTCTAGTGCCAAATGCGCTATAAGTCAACGTTCCTCCATAAAACTCAATAGTGTCTCCCTTAACAGTAATCATAGTTCCTCCTTTTAAAGGACCAGCTATATCATCTTTACAAGAGAATAGCATGATTATCATAAGTATAAGTAATACAAACCTCATCAGTCAATCTCCTTTCTCCTTAATCCGTTCCAGTACATCCTTGTTGGTTTCAATAGCTCACTAATGTTATCTATGACTTCCCCATCTGTCAATGTATCATCCAAGATGATAGATTTAATCTGATTTGAAAGCCATGATGTGCCATTTTCAAAACCAAGAGCAATCATTTCCTTAATATCGGAAACGCCATTCGGAATTCCGTTTGTCCCGAATGAATCAATTACTGATTCTGCATATTCTTTTGCTGCTTCTTCTAATTTCTGTTTCATATCTGCTATGTTTTGAGGGTCATTTAATTTTTAAGAAGTTGCTCATTCGCTCAATGCATCTTTGTTTTTGATTGAGATTGGGATGCACATATAAATTGAGTGTGGTAGCGATATTCGAATGTCCAAGAATTACACTCACTGTCTTATAATCGCATTGACTTTCAATGCATCTGGTAGCAAATGTATGCCGGAGTCCATGAAACACAATGTGCGGAATATTCAGACGCTTCAAGAGCCGGGCAAAGAAATCACGGTAAGAACGGGGATCTTCCGGACGTCCTGATGTTCCTACTACAAATCGGGACGGAGATATTTTCTTTACTTCCTTCAAGGCAAAGAGAAGCTGTCTTGAGATAGGTATCTCCCGGTATGAATTTCGTGTTTTGGGAGAAGTGAAAGTCCTTTCCGTAGTTCTTGATTCGCAGTTGTATATCCTTCCTGCTGTATAACTAATGGTGATTACCTTCTGTCTGAAATCCACATCTTCCCATCGCAGGGCACACACCTCTCCAATCCTCATGCCGGTACACAGAGACAGCAGAATGCCTATATTCTTAGGAGTTGGGGATTCGGTGAGATGGCTCATCAGTATCTGTTGATGGTTTAAGGACAAAGTAGGCAAACGGTGAGATTCGGTATCTGTAGGATAGTTTATCTCCCACTCCTCATAAGGGAATAACTTATGTTTCCCACCATACTTTACTATAGATTTCAGCACCGCCACAATATCCCTTACGGTTTTTTTAGCAAGACCAGAGGAAAGCTTGTAGAGAACAAATTTCTGAACGTCGCTTTCCGATATAGCTGTCGCCATCCCAAAATATGGGAGTAAATGGGTTTGAAGGGTAAGCATATACGCGCACATCGTGGCATGCTTTATGATAGGTTGCTTCGCAGCACTCCAAATCCTGGCGACTTCTTGAAATGTTTTAGTATTCATTTCTGTTCTGTTATTAGTTATTCTTTGAAATCCAGTTATCAGTATCACAGTGAAAGCAATATCCACTTTTAGGATGTTCCGCACCGTCTTTAGCTCCACAAGTTCCACAATAATACTCCTTATCATATTCCGGGGAAAGACCTTTATTCCGTTCTTTGACGACTGCTTTTCTTTCTTCAAGCATCATCATTTTATCGGGATTACGACTCAAATAAAACTTTCTGACTTTATGTATTTGCTTTTCAAATAGTTCGTCAGATTCAGCTATCTGCCTTGCTGTATATTTGCTCATTTATAATTTGATTTACATTAATTCAATTATAACCTTCTTAAAATTAACACATAAAGGTATTGCCGACATACCCCCATTGCAATCCAACTGCCTTAAAGAGGGAACAACCTCTCCGTCATCATCAATCTCATAATCTGCAATATAGGCTAACTTCTTCGCTTCGGGGACCAATATCCTTTCATTGTTCAAAGGAGAAAACCTTTCATGAGCCGGGACCGTTATACAGATCTTGCTTCCAACAGGAAGTCCTTGGTTGGATTCAATGTATTCCTTTTCCAACTGTTCCTTTTTGCCGTTCAATTCTTTTAGCTTTAAATCAATGGCATCTCTTTTGCTCAGAAATTCTTCCTTATTCATCTTTTTTGTGTCATTCTAATTGATTCTAACATACTTACCTGCTATATTACAAGTCCTTAATATCTCCGCATTATCCTCGCCAAAAGCGATTAAGATGGAACCACAACCGGGTGAATCTCCACGTGTTCCGTCTTGACGATAGAATCTGATTCTGTTGCGCAAAAACTTCATCGCCGTTGCTTTTTCAAAAATTGTGTCTTGAAACATCTTTGAATCGCAACGATTGAAAAGTAAAGCGATACCGTTTCCATGCTCTGCCATCCTGCTGATGAATTTTTCAATTAGAGGCCGGGAATAAGGCGGGTTTAGCCATACACGGCCTTTCCATTCCTGTTTTAACCCATCGACGTTTTTATCATACATCACCTTACCTGTTTGCCATAGTGGGTTGACCGGGGCACACGGATCCAAATCAAATTCACCCAACGCATCTATAATCTCCTTCGGCGTATACCATTCATCGGTAGCGCATGCTGACCGTTCAAATTGTGTATTCATTCCTGATCTGTTTTACTCTAATTGTTTATCGAAAATCTTAATACATTCAAATAAATAGTGCGCAATTATAGGTTGTACTGCATTGCCTATACACTCCGTTCTGTCCACCCTATCGGGAAGTTCATTAGACTTTCCAGCAAATCGGGGTGAGGGTATTGACTGTCTTGTTCTCCATCCCGGATATACTCGTGTATATTGCCCCGATAGGTAGGGCTTCCGAAATATCGATTCTTGGATGCTCCTTTTGCTGTTGATTTCACAGGAGTAGGCAATACAATATAATCGTTCCCGACCCTGTTGTATACCAAAGTCGGTGCCTGATAAACATTGCCATTCTGCATCATACCCGATTTCGGAAAGGTCGCATAAAACCCGTTCAAATCCCCGAATAAGAAGCATTGGACTGTTTTCAATGATGATGTATTTAGGTCTAACTTCCCGTATAACTCGGTACATTTCAGTCCATAAGCCACTTCTTTCACCGACAATTCCGACACCTTTTCCAGCAACGCTAATGTCTTGGCAAGGGAATCCACCGCTGATGATGTCAACAAATGTTGGATTTGAATACGTTCTAATATCTCTGTTGATTTCATGGTTTTCTCCAAAATTTTTTTTGATTATACTTGCTTGATAGTCTTCATATTCGCTACTCCAAAGTGTTTTTATTCCGGCAAACGCTGCACCCAAGCCGAAACCTTCTATCCCACTAAACAGAGAGCCATGAGTCAATTTACTTTGCTTCATCTCTATATCGTTTTGAGGGTTATTCACTATCGTATTCTGACATGATTTCCAAAATATCGCTTTGTATATTTTCATCAGTTAACATGTGCTCAACTAATTCTTTTTGCTGCGAGGGTGTGGCTATAATACACTTCACTATTTTATTGCTATCGGTAGCCATTATTATAATTCCACCTTCGCGAGTCTTAGGTAGGCGTACTGCTATTTCTTTAGCAAATGCCTCTACGTCTTGAATAAATTGACATTCCATATTAGTTCCTTTCTTTCTCGGTTTTAATTAATTACTTCCACTAAACCTCCTTAAGCTCTCCATTGACTAGCATATACCATGTGTCAGCCTTAACCTTTTCCCCGTCAACTTCAAACGCCTTGACCTCCTTAATCGGGTAGGTATCACCGTCCCATTCTCCACGTTCTGCGAGGACTATCCAGCAACCTATAGCTCCCTTAGCCTTACACTCGTATCCGGCTGCAAGAGCAATGCTATCCTTGCCTGTGGCTGATGCTGCACTATAGTCGCCTGTGGCTGATGCTGCACCTCGGTCGCCTGTGGCTGATGCTGCACCTTGGTAGCCTGTGGCTGATGCTGCACCTCGGTAGCCTGTGGCTGATGCTGCACTATAGTCGCCTGTGGCTGATGCTGCACCTCGGTCGCCTGTGGCTGATGCTGCACCTCGGTCGCCTGTGGCTGATGCTGCACCTCGGTAGCCTGTGGCTGATGCTGCACCTCGGTAGCCTGTGGCTGATGCTGCACCTCGGTCGCCTGTGGCTGATGCTGCACCTCGGTCGCCTGTGGCTGATGCTGCACCTTGGTAGCCTGTGGCTGATGCTGCACCTCGGTCGCCTGTGGCTGATGCTGCACCTTGGTTGCCTGTGGCTGACTTACCCTTCTTCCACTTGCATTTTTCAAACGTAAACTTAACGGCTGCGTCTACAATACTCTTAATACTTAGTTCCGCTCCTATGTGGATTTTTGAGCAAGCAATTTTCGTATCATCCGTATCTACGTCCATATCGCCAGTCCCCTCAACCTCGTGAAACTTATTCATACCAACTTTGGCAGGTGGATAGTAACTGAACACGTCCAACGGATGGAGGCAGAAGTGAAATCCGTTACCGCAAGCTCTTATATCGCCTGTTTCTTCATAGTCCTTACCTTCTTCGTATTGGAAATCCCTACATGTCATATCGGGGTTAAAACCTTTGTAGCCTTTGATTTTGACAAATTCCTTTGGTAAGGTAACGTTATCCGGCAGGTTTGCCCTAAGTACCATGTACGCCATGTAGCTGGCATCAAATCCGGCTATCCCGGTGCCAATGGCAGTTAGGAGGAATTCCTTTTCCGGATGCTCGTTAGCGTAATTCCCGAAGTTCCCTAAAAATACGACCAGCTCTTCTTCGGTAACTTTCTGCATATCCTTGTCCAGCGTAGGAATGGCATAGGACTGACCTTGTATTCCTTCTGCCTGCCCCATAATTGCGCCAAACTTCTCAACTGCCAATCTAGCTGCACCTCCGGCGTGATTGCCGTTCATATTGCTTCCAAAAACGAATATTTGATTCTCTTTCAGTTCCTGAATATTCTCAGGTGTTAATTCTCTTTTCATGATTCCTGTTTGTTTCTGAGTTTGATTAATCCTTTTTTCTCACATTCCATTAAGAGAGGCATATCATCATCACTAATCCTGCATCTTGTCTCCCGATTGACCGACATGTAACACGGAAGATTAAACCTGTCAACTATCGCCTTAATCGCTTCCCTGTCCCTGGTTTGCCAATAGATCGTCACTGCTGATGACCTGTTACCTGTACACTCCATGCTCTTACGTCATTATACCATTTACCCTGGTGTTCTCTTGCAACAACGTTAAACTTCACCGTCACATCATCACCAATCGACAGGGGAGTGCTAATCGGTCCATCAGAGCTGAATATTGAAAACTTCATATTCTTCCCGTATTGAAACATCTCTGTGACGATATACTCATGGCATTCCCAATCCTTACCATCCTTCACACCTGTTCTCTTTCCCAGGTCTGCCGTAATTCTTCCTTTTATTTCGCAATTCATTTTTTATCCTCCTTATTTTTTTACTGCCTTCTTAAGTCGTCCCGACTACCCTTCGGGCAGTATAGGACAAGTTGCCGTAAATTGTTAAATTTATATCTTTTCATTCGTAATCAATTGATTTCCAATATTTTATATCCGCACCTTATGGTGCTTTTTGTAAATCATGTAAAATATTGATTATCAATTAGTTATCTTCTTTTCTTAATTGGTGTAATCGACCCTGATTGAAATCCCGCAAGCAATTTTTCCTTGAATTCTGCTTCAAGCGGACCTATCTCTTCGATATACTTATCCTTTTCTTTGTGCCAGTTGTTGGCAAACACGCGGATGGTTTCCCATTGCTTCTTCGTCAACCTCCCTGCCTGGAACAACGCCTTATATCTTTCCTTATATCGAGTGACGCCAATCCTCTGAATTTCCCTGGCTTTATCCAATTGGGACAGCTTTACACCCTTTGCCGGCTGCAATTCCCTGATGAACTGCATCTCCGACCAATCCTTGTAAAATATCCGCCCGATTTTGTTTAGGGATGCATTATCAAGGAGTTCCGCCAACGGCATTGACTGGTGTTTATACACAGTCTCGATACGTAAGATATTGGCACCCACATTCCGTCCCTTTTCCCCGGCTTCAAAACTCTTGTCGTAGATCTTGAGCACCTTACGGTAATACTTGCTCTTCTCCGTAGTTTTTTGCCGGAATTCCGGGTAATTGGCATCGTTCCACAACACCCGACCGGCGGCTTCCTCCACCTGTCTGATGTATGCATCTGCCGGCATGGACATCTTCATTGTCACCCCTATCTCATAGTATGTCACTATTACATTCTCTATCTTCGCGCATAGCCTTAAGAGCAACTCATTGATCGTCCATCCGGCATGGCTGAAGGTCATCGGGCGGCTGTTGTCCAGCTTGCCCGATTTCCCCCTGCTGTATAACTTGTGGATAGAGCACTTACATTTTAATGTATCACCCCGAATCTCGATGAAACAACCATCGAAATTCGCATAAGCCGTAGACTTGTAATAGATCTCATCGCCTTCGGTACACTGTTCCAGGTAGTTTTTAAGGACGATAGTATCTATATCGGCTGTGTCTATCTTTGCTTTGAATATCATTTTGTCAAACATGATAAGCTCAAGTTTCTTTTTTTTAATATTTTCTTATATCTTGACCGATAAGCGGCAATCAATATCCGGTATTCTGCTTCGGAATACTTCACATAATCATTCTTCATCGATTCGAGCAACAATACCTTCTGTTCGCCATACTTCTGAATCAACCCTCTTCGGTATCCCTGTATATTACCCTCGTCAAACCGGTTACAGCTTCTGCATTGAGCGTTGCAATTCATCTCATTGTACCTTGTACTCATGTGCTGACGATTGATGTAATGACCACAGTCAGCTTGATTTATCGGCTTAATCAACCCGCATGAGATGCAACGGAATACGGTTGTCCCCGGTATCATATCGCGAAGCCTGATATATCGGGAAAATTCGGTGTCTGCGGTCCTCTTGAGAGATGCATTATTTGTTTTTTTGAGCATTTCTAAATCTATGTTTGATTATTTTTACAAATTGAGAGAGATTACGGAATCTGATTGCGTGGCTATACCACTCTTCACTACTTGCCTTATAAGGATACTTTTCAGCTTCCGGCACCCATTCCTTGTCCGCCAGCAGCGCAATGACAGCCAGGTATTCCTTACCGGCATTCCAGAATATTGCAAGGTCTCCGATTTCAGGAGGGGACTCGGTTTCCCCGGTCAAATCCAATACAAACTCCTTGTTATTGCCTTCAAACAAGATAACTATCTTGTCATTCTCCTGCTCCACGGATACTCGTGTACATCCGGTAGGAATGGGTATTTCTCTTAATTTCATAACTGTTCGTTTTAATGGTTCCCGGATAGGCAATCAAGCCACACCGGGATAAAATGAGTAACCTATATGGCATTCAGTTTGAATGCGTGGGCGGTACGAGACTTGAACTCGCGACCTATAGCTTTGCCGAAGAAAAAAACTTAACTACCAATACCATGAAAAGAGATTAAAAACACACAACTCTTCGATAACTGCCATCGCTCTACCCCTGAGCTAACCGCCCTTGTGCCGCTTCGCCCTCACAGGTTAGACGGCTAAACCTAAACTAAAACTTATCGTAATTCATCCTTGGATGTACCATCGGAATGGATAATTATATCTTTGAACCGAGTAACCTCTATCTTCAGTATCTTCCAATCGCCTATAGTTCCTTTCATCCGCTCTGTGATGAGCTCTTTAGCCTGAGACACGTTATCGGCAGACACAATGTGGTTATATCTGCGAATCTTCACCTTACCTTTCGGAGTGACATCCGATATGCCGATAACGACCTTCCACCACTGTTCCTTGTCAAAACCGGATACTTCTTCAATGACTTCCCGTTTCAAGGTCATAACCTTAGCTTCTCCATACAGTGGGAAGCAATGCTTAACCAATACATTCTCGGCTTCCGTGAAGCCCATGGCGTCAACCAGGTAAGTATCACTTACCTTTTTCCTCTTACCATTAGGCAAAGTTGAAGTACCTCTTACCACGCCTGTAAACCATTCTTCCATAATATTACTGTTTAATATTCAAAACTATTCCCTATGCTATCCCAATGGGCACGGTTCCTGATGTACTCATCCACCAATTGACCATCAGAGGGATTGCCTAACTCTTTCTTCAATGCCTGATATACATCGTCAGGCATGTTGTAGATAACCTGTTCGTCATGGTCACACTTGCCGGCAACACCCAGCAGAATCACGGCTGCTATTATCCACAGTATCTGTTTTGTTATCTTGTTCATAATCGTAATCTATCAGCATTACCTCTAGCTTTCATTACTTTTCTCCTCAGCAAGTCCAACGTCCTTGCGTAGTCAATACGAGCGCAATTCAATTTGGCTACCTTCTTATCAAAGTCCCCAATATCATTTAACAACTCTGTTTCCAATAACAACTCTGCTTCCAAAGAAAAAACCAACTCGCGGGCTTTCTCCACTTCCGCTCTGGCTAACGCCAACTTTCCTACTGCCATACCTCATTAAGATTTATTAGAAAATAATTTTAACGCCATCTCCACATCTACTACAATCGTTCTGCCTGATTGGGAAACAGCTCTCTTTATTGGTCCGTTCTTTAACTTTCGGGCGGTGGAATCTGACACATGGAATAACTCCTTAATTCCTTTCAAACCATATACTAATCGTTTCTCTGATTTAGATTGCGTGGGAACCACAGGTGTAATCTTTGGAACCAGGTTTTCAAAGAGTTCTTTCAGCTCCCCTACGGTTAAATCTATCAACCTGGTATCATCGCTTATCCGTCTCTCAATTGGTATCATAATTTACCCTCCTTGATCCAGTTATAGATAGAATCCACGCGATAGATAAAGTCTGAATCGGTAACACCGGCTGACAACATCTTAACGATCTCCTTCCTCAACTCAATATCATTACTACTTCTTTGAGAATTTTCTTCTGATGCAATTTTTACCGCCTCATATTCTTTCGGTTCACTTACACAAATCTCTTTGAAATTTGCGATATAAAAACTATCTATCATAAACCGTACAAGGCCTATCTCGCTACTCTCAAATATATCCACAAATTCATGAGGGATTCTATCAGATATTATGGCATTAAGCCCATTATCCAATTTTACCTCATACGTTCCATCAGGACGCTGTTTCAATGTCAATACATATCTCTTTTCCATTTTCTTAAAAAGAAAAGCCCTCGCTGTTCTCAGCATAATTGGTGTTTGGCTGATACTTAGCAAGAGCTTTATTTATGTCCTAATTTACGGTAAACACCACTAAACCGTATCGTCTATTTTTTAATCTGATTTTTAGGATATTAAAAATGTCTGCACTATATTTGCAGCGGATTTGGATTGGATAGTACGGCAAACAGTCGTACAGCCATTTTTATACCCTTTTGCAACCGCTTGTTGATTGGTTACGGATGCAAAGTTAAATGAATATGTATACATAACAAACGTTTTTGAATAAAAGTTTCGTTGTATTTGTTTATTTAGATTAATTTTAAATAGCATTATGGAAGAAGAATTAAGGTCTCGATTTAAAGAGGTATTGAATTTTTATAATTCTAATATCAACCAATTGGCTAACGGAGAAAGCTCTACACAAGTCCGATTGTCTCGTCAAATTAATAAGGGTGCATCTATTACTTATGATACAATAGTCATCCTTCTTGAAGCCTTCCCGAAAGTGTCTGCCGAATGGTTACTACGAGGTAAAGGAGAGATGATTGTAGCCTCATCGCAAGAGTCGACTGAAAAAGTTAATACTGAAGGTCTCTTTGGCGATGTATTGTTAGAATTTATTAGGGTTGTAAATAAAAGACTGAGCAGCATAGACAATAATACGGCCTTAGCTGTAGACAAGTTACAAGGCCTTACAGAGATTCTTTCCGAGTTAAGAAAAACTGCTTAATTTATGGAATAATTAAACAATGCATATGTATTATACGTTTATTATGATACTTAAATACTAATATCTAAATAATGAACGTATCAATAGATGACTTAAAAAAACTAATGGCTGAGCTTAAAGAAGAATCATACAGCCAAGATGAACACATTAAGAAAAAATATACACATCTCACTCTTATTATATGTAATGGTCGTAAGACTTCTAAGAAATATTTCAATTTAAAAAAATATTATCAAGATCATCAATTATGAAAAATGTTTTAATTGCATTATTACTGTTATTGATTTCTACTGCTTCTTATTCGCAAACAATAGCTTTTGACAAAGCCGAACAAGATGGTTCTCGCAAGGTTGGTTCTACAGAATTGTTTGTTCGTAATGGATTTACAGACAAATCACCATTTTATTATAGAATAATTACAATCTCTCGCCAAAAAACAGTTCAATACTTTCTTGATATACATATCAATGGCGATGTACCTTACAGTTTAAAAGAAGGCTCACTGCTTCTTATCAAGACTTCCACAAACAAAATCCTTGAAAGTAAAAATATAATTCCAGAATACAAGACATTCGACATTCCTCACAATAACATATATGGACGTTATCCCTTTAACGAATCTGAAATTACTGAAATTATAAAAGGAATTGTAAAAATTAGAGTTGAAGCCCCTTTAAAGACAATAGACATAGAATATTCGTCAAAAAAAACAAAACAAATATCCAAAGGGTTAACAGAAAGATATAATGATATAAAAAAATCCCTTTTTATAAAAAAAGATATTAGAAGTAATTTTTGAAACCAAAAATACACATTATCATGGAAAGTTTTTTAACCATTGTATTAATATTCGCAGCATTATTACAAATAATGATGATTGTAAAGTTTTTCCAAATAGCCGAAGACGTAAGAGAAATTAAAGGTTATTTGAAAGGAAAACTAACAGACTTGCCCTATTCACAAGAGGCTAAATTCCAGCAAGCAAAAGAAGAAGAGAAGTCCGAACGTCCTGAATTTACTTGGAAGTCCTTAATTGCACTAATATTCTTATTATCTATAATTGCGTTTTTGCTATATCTATACTATTAACTAATTATCAATCATGAACATCAAACGAACAACTACCTTTCTCCTAGACAAGGAGAAAGGCAAGCCCGATTCCAAACTCCGATATAGGATTAAGTGGAACGGCAACACAGTAGCCTTTAATATTGGCTATCGAGTAGATAACAACAAGTGGGTAGCTGAAGCCCAGCGATGCAAGGTAAACACTACCCATGGAAAGAAGAAGGTACCGGCATCGACCATCAATGCCGAGATAAACCGATTCGAAGAGCTGATTAATGATGCCTTCTTCTTTTTCGAACAAACCGAGCATATACCCTCCACAGATGAATTTCGGAATGAAGTCAATAGAAGAAATGGGAGAGTTGTAGAAAAAGAAGAAAAAACCATCTTCGATTACTATATGCAATTCATTACGGAGCAGGGTAAAGAAAATAGCTGGTCCGAGAATACATATAAGAGGCATAAAACCACAATGAACCACTTAAAGAAGTTTGCCCCCAATCTTACCTTTGCAGACCTCACACACGAAGGATTGTCCCAGCTTGTTGACTACTTGATGAACGTAGAGATAGATGATGAAGTCGGAATGAAGAACCGTACCGCGAAGAAGTATATCAATCTGACTAAATGGTTCCTCAGATGGGCAGCGGATAAAGGAATCAATAAGGAACTTGCATTTATGACATTCAAAGAAAAACTGAAAACGATTCCGTCAAAGGTGATATACCTCGAATGGGACGAATTAATTAGAGTGTACAACTCATCATTCCCGGATGAGCCTCATCTTGAAATAGCGAAAGACGTATTCTGTTTTCAGTGCTTCACCTCCCTGCGATACTCTGACGTGAAGAACCTTAAGAAAGCTGACGTCTTCGATGGGTATATTACCACCACAACGATTAAGACAGACGAGCCGCTAAAGATAGAGCTTAATAAGTACTCTAAAACCATATTGGACAAATACAAGGATATAAAGGGTATCTACGCGCTCCCTGTCCCTGTCAACCAACGGATGAATAAATACATAAAAGAAGTATGTGCAGTTTGTGAAGTCAATGAACCGGTGTGCATAACCTATTACAAGGGTTCGGAAAGAATAGATGAGATACATCCCAAACACGAATTAATCGGCACACATTGTGGAAGGAAAACCTTTATATGCAATGCGCTCATGCTAGGCATCGCGCCTAATATTGTGATGAAATGGACAGGCCACAGAGATTACAAGTCTATGAAACCCTATATTGACATAGCAGACAAAGTAAAACAAGAAGCTATGACTCTTTTTAATCGTTAGTCCCTATTTTAGTCCCCATATTGGTTAAATAGTTGATATTCAATATCAATTGTACACCCGATGAGAATCGAACTCATATCGTCGG